TCCATGTTGTAGACCCGATACAGGGTCAGGACTTCGAACTTCGACGGCGCGGTGCGGATGCGCGAGGTCAGGACCACGCACTGCGTCTGCACCGACACGAGGCCGCCGCCGTCTCCACCGAAGAACAGCATCTTCTGCGCATCGTCAATCGAGCCGACGTTGTCGAAGGCCGCCTTCAGCGTGACGTAGACGTGCTCCATCGCCGTGAACTCGATGGAAATTTCCTCGTTGACCACGAACACGTCGACCGGGTTCAGCGACTGCTCGGCCACCACCTCTTGCTTGTTCTGCTTGTAGGTGAAGGACGCGGCGTCCTGCGTGTAGCCGACTTCCGTGCCGGTCGTCGGTTCGCCATCGACGTGGGCCGTCAAGCTGGGCGGCGAGCCGGTCACCGGAGGCGTGACGCCCAGGAAGATTCTGGCTGCGCCAATGTGAATATTTGCTGGGTTCTGAGCCATCGTTATCTCCCCTTCAGCGTACGTGTCGGTTCGCGTGCTGCCACGCGCATCCTCTGATCGCCATCACTCCACCGTCGTCACGTAGACCTCGATGAACGCCCCGCGCACGAACGGCGTTTCTACGTTGCCCGGCCGCTGTTGCAACGGCGTGTACTGCTCGCCCCCGGTATCGACCGGCCCCGTGCCTTCGATGGGCGTGATGTGCAGGTCGCGCACGATCTGTCGCAGGCACCACAAGTAGCGTTCGACCATCACCGACGTCTTTTCTTCGGTGTCGCCGCCGACCGAGACCCCGATCACCACGCGGTGCCGGTAAATCTGCGCATACGAGTTCTTCTGCGGCGACGAGTCCGTGACAATCAACTCCAGCGACGGCAGACCGCCGAGGTCCGCCTTGTCGGTGGTGTGAATCTCGTACGGCGGCGGCGTCACCACGTCGTCGCCCGAGGCCAGATCGGCCTCGGCCAACCGCGACGGCAACTCGGCCCACAGCCGCTCCCGTAACTTCCGCTTCGCCTGGGTGATGTGGAACATTAGCGCCCATTGACCGCCCGCAACTGGTGCCGGATCGACTCGCGTTCAACGATGGCTTCTTCGGTCACGGTCGGCCATCGCCCCTTGCGCACGCGTGCCGTTCGGATTGCACGGAACGCCAGCGCCAGTTCAGCCTGTTCACGCTTGACAATCAGGTAGGGCAACACCTCGCGCAGGAATACCTCAGCGTTCAAGTTCCGAAGAATCCACGCGAACACCGGTTTCGTTCCCAGCCCCTGGTTCTGGCGAAGCGGCGTGATTTTGCCGCCCATCTTCTCGACCAGCCATTGCATCAGCATCGGGTTCGTGTTCACGATTTCAACCCGAAGCGTGTGGTACCGCTGCTGCGCACACGTGATCGAGACGGACCCCTCCCCATCGAACACGCCAGCGACATACGCCAGCACCGCGACAGGAGCCGGAACACGCGTCACGAGTCCGATCCCGGTGCGACCGAGGCCGCCCCACCCGCCGCCGCGTGCGCGGTCTCGTACGACTTCACGATCCAGTCATGCATCAACGGCGCGAACACGGTCGGGTCCGGGGGCGGCAGGAACGGCCGCGCAGGCATGTGCTTGGTGCCGTACTGGTGATGCACCCCGTAGGGGATCGTCGTGCCCACAATCGCGAAGGTTGAGTAGGCTTCGAAGATCCCGCCCGAGCCCACGCCCGTCCCGCCCCAGCGCACCGACTCCTGCAACGCGCCCGTGCGCACCAGGATCGGCTGCCCCGGATAGTGCTTGGTCTTCCACGCCTGATACTTCGGCGACAACCACGCCCAGTTGCCACCCTTGAACCGGCCGCCGCCGCCGCGCTGCGCGCCTCCGGTGGCAAACCCGTCCTGCACCATGGCGAAGTACTTCGGCGCGAACACGTCGCGCCAGAACGGCTGCAAGTTCTGCATCGCGTTGAGCAGCGCGGCGAGCCCCATCTTGACGGACTCGCCTCCGGTCACCGAGATGCTGAACAGTCCCCCGTCAGGCATCACCACACCTGCTTCATGCGGACGCGCGGCTCGACCCGGCATCCGTCTTCATCGAAGATCAGGCCCATCGGCGTAGCCCCGTCTTTCGGCTGCGCGTCCGGCGTCGTCTCCGCGTCGGTGAACTCGATGGGGCTCTCCGGATCCGCCAGGAGCTTGAGCGCGTTCTCGTATTGCAGGCAGGCGCGCTCGGCGCTCTGCATCGTGACTTCGGTGCCGACCGCCGCCGCCCGCGCATGGAGCACCTTGCAGATGACGCCCTGCGAGACGATCTCCTTGCTCTGCGCCAGCGACCGCGCCCCCGTGATCGGAATCACGTAGCCGAGGTTTTCCATCGCCGCTTCGAACTGCGCGATGGTGTCGTCCAGGAACACCTGGGCCGTCTCGATGGTCGGCTTGGAGTCCTTGGTCAGGATGAACTGCGGCATCCGCCGCTGGACATCATCGACCGTCGCGTACGGCATGGCCTACGCCTCCACCTGCACACACGTCGGCGCGGGGCTCGGTGTGACCCGAGCCCCGGCCTGCGCGCGGGCGGCGGGAGTGCAGCGCATGAACGTGTTACGCGACGGCGGCCTTGATGAGGTACGCGAGCGCGCTGGACACGATCTTCTCGTCCTGCTTCTCGCTGACGCGGATGACATCCGTGTCGCGCTTGTCTTCGCGATACCGGAACACGCGGAGGTCGCTCGTCCGCATCTGGTAGCCGAAGCTCGCCCGCTTGAGCGACGGACGGGTCTCCTTGTAGAACAGGAGCGCGTCCTTGCCCCACACGTCGGCGAAGGCATCAGCCGCACCTTCCTTCGACACGCGGCGGATCACCTTGCCCACCAGGACCTCGTCCACTTCGAACACCGCCGCCAGCAACTGCCGGGTGACAATCGCCCGCTCGGTGTACTTGACGATTTCCTTGATGTCCGGGTGCAGCTTCAGGGCTTCGAACGCCATGTAGCCCAGGAGGAGCGTGTTCGGCCCGTAGCCCGGTGCACCGAGGTAGATCGTGGTCCGCGCCGTCTTGATGTCGTCCAGCGGGTCGCTGTTCGCGTAGTCGTTCCACTGATCCACACCCGTGAGCGTGAGGGTCTGTGGAATGACCGCCTTAGAGAGCACGAGGTCGGCCACGCGCTTCTCGCGGTTGTTCAGCACCATGTCGGTCACGATTTCGGTCGTGTCGACATCGAGGTCGAGCGGCGAGGCGGCGTTCTTCCGTTCCTCGTCATCGATCTCGCCTTCCAGCCCGTACTGCTCGGCCAGATACGTGTCGGTCGTCACGTTCCAGTCGATGCGGTTGTACTGGCTGCGCGGGGCGCGCTTGGACTCCGGCGCGTCCATGGGGGACTTGTCGTAGACCCAGTACGCCGCCGATTCCTTGGCGACCGGGACCGGGGGCAGCACCTTGTCGGCCAGATAGCCTTCGGGCGCGGCCTGAAACTGCAACGACACGTTCGTCAGCAGTTGGTCGAATTTGACTTGAGAGATCAGCGGCATTGGTCGCCCTTACGAAAACAGGTCTGTGACGGTGACCCCCGCGACACGGAGCCTTCGGCCCTCAGCGTGCGGTCGCGCGTCCGCCGTCGGAAACGGTCTTACACGGCCAAGTCGTACTGCACGACCAACGAGTCGATGATGATGGCGGCCCCGCCGGTCGCCTCCATCGAGATCGCGCCGACCTTGTCCTTGTCAGCAGCGGCGAGCGTGCCCTCTCCGGCCGCGCCACTCTTGAGCGGCGAGCCGACGAGGATGGCGCTGGTGTCGGTCACGAGCTTCGACCGACCGTTGACGCGCACCACGGCACCCAGACCGGCCGCGCCGGGCTTGTTCTGGAGGACGCCGATGGAGCGACCGTTCGCGCCGGAGACGTTGACACGGGCCTGCTGCCCGCCTGCCACCGCCGCCGCCGGAATGACGAATTTGAACTGGTGGGTCGACAGGTCCGCTGCGGCTTCCAGCGTCATGTCCATCCCCGGCATATGAATGCGCATGCTCGGCTCCTCTGGCTACGGGCTACTCAGAAAAAGGGCGGGCCACAAAGAAAAAGCCTCCCCAACCTCACGACGCACTGGTCGTGCAGGCAGGGAGGCCCACTTCCCTTGCAGCCCTGTGTCAACTACGGTCCGAAGATCCCTCCTCGGCACCCACCGGGCAGGGTGGGTGTTTCGGCCCCGTGGATGCGGGGCCTACGCAGTTGTCGGTCTCGATTACGCGTCCGCGAACTGGTTGCGGTATTCCTCGGCCTCGGCCGACAACTGCGCGCCCGCGAGCTTGGTCGCATCGCTCAGCGAGATGCCGCGCTCCTTGGCAATGTCCCGCGTCAGCGCCAGCAGCTTGTCGGTCGCCT